GCTGAAACACGTGCTCACTTTAGTGGTGGTACAGGCGTAAGCATTACAGATGGTGTTGTAGCTATAGGTCAGGCTGTAGGTACTACATCTAATGTTACGTTTAACAACACTGTAGTTAATGGCAACCTAACCGTAAACGGCACTACTACCACCGTAAACACTGAGACACTCAACCTTGCAGATAACCAGATTGTTCTCAACTCTAATGAGACAGGCACACCTACACAGAATGGTGGCATTGAGATTGAGCGTGGTACAGCTGCCAACAAAACACTCGTATGGGACGAAGCAGACGATAAGTGGACTGTAGGCAGTGAGACATTTGTAGCTGGTACATTTGAGGGTGCTTTATCAGGTGCGGTTACAGGTAATGCCACTACAGCCACTACACTACAAACAGCCCGTACTATCGGTGGAGTGTCCTTCAACGGCTCTTCTAACATTAACTTACCCGGCGTAAATACAGAAGGTAATCAGAACACCTCCGGTAATGCCGCTACAGCTACAGCACTAGCAACCTCCAGAACCATATCTCTTTCAGGTGATGTCTCTGGTAGTGCCTCTTTTAACGGCACAGCTAACGCAACTATTACAGCTACTATTGCTGATGACAGTCACAACCATGTTATCTCTAATGTTGATGGCTTGCAGACAGCACTAGATAGTAAGTACGAGGCAAATATATATTCTGATCTAGTCTGGGCAATCGGCACGGGTACAACAGAGAGTGTTATTACTCCAGCTAAGCTTAAGAACGCTATAAAGCTTGGTGATACACTTGGTGTAAACCAATCTTACGCAAGTACAACTTTGACTACAAATACTTGGTATCAAAACACGACAGGTCGTGCCATTGCAATTTATTATCAGTTAAATGTTGGCGGTGGGTCGGCTTATGTCAGCACATCCGCTAGTGGCGGCGAAATTGTTGGTGGGCCTGACGGTGATAGCGGGACATGGGATAATGGTTATTTTATTGTCCCTAATTTACACTATTATAAAACATCTGGCAGTTCCAATAACTACGCCACAATGCTGTCATAGGAGTTAAAATGTCTAAATACTTTATAAATCTTAATGGGGACTATTGGGAAACCTTATCAGACCCTTCGGATGAGATTATTGCTGCGTACCCAGTAGGAACTGTTGAAGTAACGAAACGTCCATCTCACTTGCACACTTACGAAGGTGGAGCTTGGGTGCCACCCTCTGATGCGGTATATGATGAATGGAAAGCTACAGAGGTTCGTGCAGAGCGTGACTCCCTACTTGCATCTAAGGTAGATAGGCTTGTATCTAACCCTCTGCGCTGGGCCTCTATGTCTGCAGAAACACAGGCATCTTGGGTTACGTATCGTCAGGCTCTGTTAGATATACCACAACAAGCTGGCTTCCCACGTACTGTATCTTGGCCTGTCGCACCTTCAGCATAAGGCAATTTATAATGACATCTATATCCTTGACACCAGACGAGCTAGAAGCTATGCTAGACAGGGCTGCAAGACGTGGAGCTAAGCAGGCTCTGTCAGCTATAGGTTTGCACGATGACAGTGCAGCCAAAGACATCAACGAAATGCGAGACCTATTAGAGGTATGGCGGGATACACGTAAAGGTATCTGGACTACATTTGTAAAGGTAACAACAATCGCAATTATAACATTCATAGCTGGTGCAGTATGGATGCAGTTAGGGAATAAGTAATTATGGCTAAGAAGTTTGCAGGGTTCACACCAGAACAGATGGGTAAGATTATACCTGAAATGCAGGGTATGCAGGCTGATGAACAAGCTGCTTACTTAGCGTCACAGCCTGGTGCTGCTGCTCGTGTCGGTAAGATGGCAGAGGTAGCGCAGAAGCGTATTGGTATGGCTTATGGTGGCATGGCTACTAAGAAAGGCTATGCAGTAGGCGGTAGTGTGCCCTACCCCCTTCAGGATGCTGCTGCATCTGGTTCTGATACAGTTGCGCAGAATGCTCTGATTACAGAAAACAAATCGCAATTAGGTGGCGGCCTGATCAAGCCAGCAGACTTTGATATCCCTACTGATCCATCATTAGGGAATCTTCAGCTTAGGGACGAATCGCCTGAACAACTGACTGTGGGAAGAGGTGGGGATCAGCCTTTTGGCAATAACCCCCCGATAATGGTGGAGCCTAAACCAGTTAATCCTGCACTACGAGACTTGGATAAAGCTAAGTCTGAAGTAATGGCATCAAACAAAGCTCTGCAGGATGCACTTGCTGCACAAAAAGCTAACCCTGAAGATAAAGCTCTAGTAGACGCCGTGAATAAGGCACAGACTGAATTAAACGCAGCTGGTGGCAGGCTTACTCAAGCACAGAACCTATATAAAGTTGCAGGTATGCCCAGCGCTACAGAGATTAAAGGTACAGCTGCTACAGACCCATCTAGGCTGGTAACTAAAGCAGATACAGCTACAGTGTCAGCCACGGATAAGGCTGCTGGTGAGATTGACCCTACTACAGGGCAGCTTACTGGTGATGCAGCTACTGCAGCCTTGACTAAGGCAGGTATTGCTCCTGAGGTTACAGCACCAGTAGCAAAAGAGGCTGCTGTGTATGAGCCTGTAGAAGCTACTGCAGGTGTCGGCGTTGTAATGGATCGTCTTACTGCAGCAACAGGTAAACCTAGTGAAGAAGCTCTTGCTGAAGCAGCACAGATGTCACCAGAAGATTTAGCCTCTTTAGGTCTATCTGTAGAGCAGATACAAAAAGCTCGTACAGTTATAGCTCCTGACGCACGTGTCGTACAAGAAGGTGAGATGATTGAAGGCTCTACTGTTGACATGGAGCGTGTCAAGAAAGAGACTAACTTTGAAGCTGCTACAGGTGCTCCTTCTACAGATGCTACAGTACAGGGCCAGCTTACTGGCTTGATGGAGCAGTTTGAGGGTAGTGAGCCTCCGGCATGGGCAGCTGGTGCTATGCGTAATGCTGCTGCACAGATGGCTGCACGTGGGTTGTCTGCTTCCTCTATGGCTGGTCAGGCTATGATACAGTCAGCTATGGAGAGTGCGCTTCCTATTGCACAGATTGACTCTGCTACCTTTGCTAAGTTTGAAGCCCAGAACCTGAGCAATAAGCAACAGGCTGCTATGTTTGCTGCAGAGAAACGTGCTGAGTTTCTTGGGTTAGAGTTTAACCAAGAGTTTCAAACTCGTGTATCTAATGCTGCTAAGATTTCAGACATTGCCAACATGAACTTTACTGCAGATCAACAGATTGCACTAGAGAATGCTCGTATGGCACAGACTGTAGACCTTACTAACTTAAATGCTACTAATGCTAAGATTATGGCTGATGCGGCTGCTCTTAATAACGTAGACATCACTAACCTAAACAACCGCCAGTCTTCTGCAGTACAAAACGCTCAAGCCTTTCTACAGATGGACATGACTAACCTAGCTAACGAGCAGCAGACATCTGTATTCAAGGCTCAACAGCTTGCTAATACATTGCTATCAGATACAGCAGCAGCCAACGCATCTAAGCAGTTTAACGCTACAAGTCAGAACCAGACAGACCAGTTCTTCACTAGTCTTGCTGCTAACGTTGCTCTGCATAACAATGAGCAGATCAATGGCATGAACCGCTTTAATGCTGGTGAGGCTAACTCTATTGACCAGTTCAATGCTACTGCCAGAGAAGCACGTAACCAGTTCAACTCTACAAACGCTCTAGTTATTGCACAGGCTAACGCTGCATGGTCTCAGGCCATCACTACTGCAGCCACTGCAGCACAGAACCAGAATAACCGTGATGCAGCTATGTCATCTAACGAGTTCACTATGGCAGCATACAATGCTATTGTACAGGAAGAGCGTGACTTAGTTAGCTTTGTATTTAATGCAGCACAGAAACAACTGGATCGTGATGCAAGTATTACACTTCAGTCTATGCAGAATGAATCCCAGAGACTTAGTGACCAAGCTAACATTGATGTAGCTGGCGGTACAGGTGTGGGTACGATTATAGGCGCTCTAGGCCCAACCATTCTTAAAGGTGTATTTGGGTGGAAGTAAAAGCCCACTATTTTATAACAGCAGGAACAATACTAATGACAAGTCTAACAGGCGGAAATGCCGCAGCCAACGACATCAGAAAACTCATGCAACAGATCATAGCTGAGCGTGATGCTAAGTTTGCACCTAAAAAAGAGGGTGGTGAGGCGGCACCTACGGGCGGCATGTTTGATAAACCTGAAGTAAAAGCTAATGATGGTGACGTAATCACAGACCTGCTGGGTTATCTTGAGCAGAAGCGTACAGAAGCATTGGACTCGTATCAGTCTAAGGTTATGCGTAGGTCATCTAAGCCCTTACCTAAACCTGAAGATATAGACGTGTCTAGCTTTCTGTCAGAAGCAGGTTTGTCATCACAGCCTGAACCGCTGACTTTTACCAGTGATACGGCTCCTGCGTTAGGTGAGCCAGAGCTTGAGCAGGTAGCTGATACCTCTATTGTTAAGCCCTCTAAAACTACTGCAAAGCCTATGCCAGAAGTAGCTGTTGAAGAGCCTGCAGATACAGGCAATGGCTTGATGAGTAGTCCTCGCCCTAAGGCTAGACCAGAATCTATGACAGGTTTATCGGATGATGATATGGGTCTTGCCAGTGAAAGTGGTTATGCTTTTATGGCTCCTAATTCCTTATTTAGGGCTGCTTTAAAAGAGAAAGAAGCAGGTAGTTACTCTACTCTATTTGCTGATGCAGAAACCACAAACACACCGTGGAAAGGTACCGATATTACTAACATGAAAATGTCTGACGTTTTAGATCTAGTTAAAGCAGATGGCGAGTTTCATAAGCACAACAAAAATAAGCATAATGAAAATACTACCGCTATAGGTAAATACCAGTTTATAGGATCTACCTTAAGAGACTTAAAAAAGAGGGGTGTATTTGATAAGCTAGGCATTACAGATGACACTCTTTTTGACGAAGCTACTCAAGATTCATTAGCAGCATACCAAGCAATACACAGGATTAAGGATAGAGCTAAAGGTACATTAAGTTCTGCTAGAACAGAAATGCGCAATGAATGGGAGGGCTTCAAAAAGCTTTCTAACTCTGATCTGAATAACATCATCACAGAGATTGGCTCTGAGATAGGCGTTGAGTTTTCTGACCGTACAGACCCTATAAGAACATCTAGACCTAAGGCTCGTGATTAATGTTCGGCCTACCCCTAGAACTTATCACAATGCTGTTCTCTACCGTGTTAGGTGGAGTTATGTCTATGATAGGGCAGAATGCTAAGAACAAAGCAGAGCAACAGAAGCTACTTATCGGTGGTGTAACTGAAGCACGTAACGCTGGCAAGACTGACAAGCACTTTGCGTGGACACGTAGGCTTATTGCTCTATCTGCAATCTTCTCAATTATAGTCTTGCCAAAGGCTGTCGCTGTATGGTATCCTGAGGTAAGCGTTATCGTAGGCTACACTGAAGTGCAGGGCGGTTTGTTTAACTGGATCTTCGGTGGTGACGGTACAGTTAAATGGCAGGCTGCTAGAGGCTTCGTTATCACACCCCTAGACACACACATCGTTTCCGCCATTGTAGGTTTATACTTTGGCGCAGGTTTCACTAAGTAAGGTATATTATAATGGCTGCAACTACAC